AGGAATATCGCCCATGTAAACGGTTCCAGAGATATTACTTACGTTAAATCCTGTGGAACGTATTCCATAACCATTACGTTGTTTGAAAAACGCATTTCCGTAACAAAGTTCATAAGTTGCAAAAGTATTGATCTCAGGAGTGATGTCCCTTCTCATTTTTACCTTTGTAATGTTAGAAGTAACACCTCTTGCAGAGTCATCAATCAAACTGACGATTTTAGAGTACTTAAATCTTCCCCCGAAAGCATTAATGTCAGATGATTGTGAATATGATGACAAAGCCTTGGTTACAGATGTCACCAGTTCAGCGGAATCTGAAATTGCGTTACTGTTAAAGTAAACAGAAGTATCAACTTCAACATAAAGATATTTGAGGTCGATAATTTCTGGTTTGATACCAGCAATCGAATATTGTTTGAGTTGTCTGGAAATATCGTCCTTTGTAATTTGTGAAAGGAAAGAACCGTTCTTCGGTTTGATGGAAATAAACACTTTTCCATACTCAGGTGGTTCGAGTTCCTCTCCACCGTAGGAGGTCACAGATTCAACGTTAGGATACACGAATGGAATTATACCTGTGTAGTCATTTGCCGTTACTGCACGGTATTGTGAGGAGTATATACGAGGTGCTAGGTATTTGATAGAACTAATGTCTTCAATATTGTCTCCATCAGCTGCTGCCTGTGAAGTTCTGACAACTGAGATGCCTGATGTGACTGATTGACCCTGATCATCCTCCAAAACTCCGACAAATGAGAATTTTCTAGCCTCATTTCCAAGTCTTCCATTTGACACAATGTAATTTACGGTAACTGTAGCTCCAGCAGGAGGTTTTTTACCTAAAATACCGTCTCCAAAGAGAATTTCATATTGTTCATCTTCAATTTCTTGAATTAAGAAGAGTTTTGACGTAGCATCAACTCTTAAAATGTTATCATACAGTGTATAAATCTCTTTTGTCGTAGATTCGACGATAACACGAATAGAAGTTGAGTCAATTTGTGCGTTTGGAAGAATAAAACGTTGATTTGGTTGAGAATAATCAATCTTAAAAGTTTTTTGAAGGTAAATTCCTTCGTAAATGTTTAAATTGTTGAATCTAGCGACATTAGTTTCGTCTGTTGTTGCAACAAAGTCGTCTGGAATTGAAAAAATGTAAGATCCGCCCTGTTGAGCACCTAAAGCAACCTGTCCAGCCTTCAAAGTAACGATTCTAGTTTCATTATCACCCATGTTTACTGAGAAATTAATGACTGCCCTAGCAGATCTAGTCGATCTGGGTACATATCCAATGTTTCTAGCAAGTGAAACAACGTTTTCTCTTAAAGTTGCACTGTCAAGGAAGCACTCATTGACTGCCATGTTGGTATTATAGGCAGTAATGTAACTATTGTACGCTAAAAGATCAATTAGAATCGAAAAGTTAGATCCTTCAAAGTCAAAATCTGAAAAATCACTGTTCGCTCGAAGATAATCTTTGATTTGAGCTCGAAGATCAGCGAAGTCTAGGTTTGTAAATTGATTGAAAGACATTATATTCTAGTTGATTGGAGGATAAAGTCTACATTTTGTCTTGGAAGGGTTAATCCAACGATGTCATATGCTATAGTTACATTCAAATCATTAGTATCGTAAGGAAAAGATATTTTAGTACTCACTTCTGCGATTCTAGGTTCAAAGTTTTCCAGTAAAAGGTATATGTCATCCTCTAAACTGTAGGCCATTGCCTCATCAGGTATCTCAAATAGAGAATTTGTGATGTCACTTCCTAGACGTGGAGCGAAAAACCTCTCTCCAAGCTGTGTTCTTACCAGATTTTCAACAGATCGCTTGATTGCATCCTCATTTCCCAAGGCTCCAATGTCATCTGTGACAGGATGCTTTGCGAAACTAAGACTAATATCCCGAAAATACCTTTTCTGGACTAACGATCTATCGATTTTTGACATTATTCACTCAGATTTTGTTTTCTTTTCTTATCATTAGCGTCATCGCCAACAACTTCACGCAACATATCGTCCGATTCCTCTGGTTTTTCGATGAAACCATCATCAGGAACTGTAAATTGAGTGTTTTTTAACTTCATCATGGACAAAATTATTATCATTATGTATTTAGACACAAAAAAAGACCCTTTTTGAGGGTCTGTAAAAGAATTTTGAGTGAATCTTAGCCAGCAGCTAGTGGAGACTGATTAGAATTGGTGTTTGCGGCAGCCTTTTTGCGAGCTTGAGCACTCACATCGTACTGACCTTTGACACTGCCACTCTTTAAACCAGCGCTTTCTACATTCAATGGTGACTTTGTAGGATCTGAATCCATAACTACTTACCTTTTTTTCTTTTATTTATCAATTTGAGCCCGTAATCGGTCTGGAGAGATACCCTCTTCGAGGTAAAACTCCAGTCTTTGTTGTGCTTGATCCTTAGTAAGACCTACATCTTGCTTCGGATCGTTTACACACCACCCAGAAGTGCCCAATTCGACTACTTTGTACTTGGTTTCCATTAGATAATCCTTGTTTTCTCGTGTCCAACGCGAATTTTAGGATCAATCCAGATCTCCATACCCGCTTCTTTTGCATCTAAGCAGAATGAAACGTCCTCTCCACACATATCTTGGACTTCACCTGAGTCAAAGACTTGCATTTTAGGTGCAAACCAAGGATACTTCATCTCCTTATGTTCAAATACACCGTTCTTGATGAGCAACCAACCGAATCCAGTGTAGTCAACTGTGAAAGGCTTGCGTCTACGAGAGATAGATTCAATGGTTTCGTGATTCATAACCCCACCATTCTTGGCAAAGTCCTCTTCTTCCAACCAATGTGCCACTGAAGTGGTCTTTCCATCCTCTGTGCAATACCAACCGCCAGCAATATCTTTCTGCATCCAAACCAAACGGTAGAACTTCTCTGTGTCAAAGACGATATCAGAGTCAATCCAGAGTTGCCAGTCGTACTTGAGTTTACCATCCCAAGGAACTTGATCAGGTCCACGCAATACGTTCGCACCTAGGCACTTGCAACGTGCAAAGTTAACCATAGATGAGTAGTCTTGACTGATCTGAATTGAAGATCCATTCTGAACGAGGTCAAAACAAAGTTGAACAAAGTTCTTGAGGAAGATATATGACACGCCTCTGCCAGGCAGACAGAAGACGATCGCTTTTCCTTTTGCTAATGCCTTCGCTTCCTCAAGATTAAAATCATCCTCAACCTTCTTAGTCTTGGGAGCGTTTGCTTTTACTGTAAATCCTTTAGCCATAACTTGTTGTCAGTACATAGTAAGTATACCACGGTCAAATCAATTTGTCCATAGTGTTATATTATATAGTCACCAAATTAAAGAAACTCCTGACTATTACAGGGACCTAGAGGCATTTGCTGATCATAGGCTCCTCCGTAAACCATACTGTTGATTGTGATATCACCAGCAACGGATATTCTCTTTTCATCTGTTAACCAATGGGGGTAAACCGCATGATAGCAGTCACTTGGGAAGAGTAATAGGTGTCCTTCGTTGTATTGTTTTTCTAACTTCCAGTTCACCTTACGAGTTCTACCTACAATGTCAGTATATGTAAGTATGAAGTCCCCCGCTTCTGGGTGCATAGTATGTGGAGTATGTTGTTCTTCCTGTGCATTGGAAGGTATCTTCAACCATGCTACAAAAGAGAACACTGCATCATGATTATGCAATGCTTGGTATTCTCCCTTTCCTGTTCTGTTTACCCAGAACTTCTGAAAGGTAAGTTCATGTATATGAGTTGTTTTGAGTTTCTCTGGAAATCCCCACTCCTCAATATATTCTTTGACTGCTTTGTTTAAAACTTCTTTTTGAAATCGGTTACCATCATCAATGAGCATCCACTGTTGATGTGATTTCTTTGGTTCATACTTCTCGATGAGTGCGTAGAGAAAATCAGTATGACTCTTATCTAGGGTAACATCCAGAAACCCATAGTTGGGCGGATTAATCTTTTTGCTTTTCATTCTTAATCACTCGTATCTCTTCATGACGAAGAGCATCATCAGGATAGTGTTTAAAATATTCGGTTAAGTAATCCAGTTTATGTTTAATATCACTCTCAGAAATATTCTTCATAATCTGGGCTTCACCGATATACACATTATAAGTATTCATCTTCCCATTCTGCAAGCATATCCTCTAAGTCTTTGCGAATGTCTGGATGATACAATAAATGTGTGTCGTTCTCTAATCGGAACTGAACGGATTCGTAGATGTACTCTAATGCTTTAGTATCCAATTCAACATTCATGTCTATGGTTTGTTTCATTTAACCTATCTATACATTATAATTTTTCACTTCAACGGTGTTTGAATCTGATCATGTGCCCGTAAGCTTGATAACGTGATATCTCCAGCTACAGAAACCCGATAGTCAGTTGTTGAATAATGAGGGTATACAATATGATTTATACTGCTTGGGAAAACAAGTATCGTTCCCTCCATTTCTGGTGTCAGTATGAAATTCTTCTTTTGTATTCTTCCAGTTATATCCGTGTACACTAATACAAAGTCGCCTGCTTCTGGTCGAAACCCTGGCTGTTGACTTCTTTCTTTGTTCCCATCAAAAGGTATCTGCAACCAGATTACAAACGTAAACACACTTTGATGATCGTGTATGCTTTGATAGTCTCCATCTAAAGATACTCTCGCCCAGAAACGATTCATACAAAAGTCATGACTATGAGTAGTATTCGTTAGAAATGGCACCCCATAGGTATTCACATACTCTTGACAGTATGAAGACAATACAGTATTTGCAAAGTAGTTATCCTCATCATCTAACTGCTTTTGAAAACCACTCTTATCATTGTCATCAAGATCTCCGATAAGACTCCAGAGGTAGTCACGTTCGGATTTTTTTAGGACACCTTGAACGTATCCCTGATTCGGCAGACTCTTACACTCCATGTAACTTCTCCCGATACTTTCTACGCCCAGTCACTACCTTCTCCATTTGTTGTTCACTATAACGTGTCGTATAATATCCCTTACTTGCTAAGAGTTTGGCAGAGTCGTCTAACGCGGTAATTTTTTGAACCATAACGATTGTAAATAACTGATCAACCTTCGTAAGTAACCATAAGTCTTTCCCCCTACAGTTTAAGAAAGTATTCAGAGCATCAACACCACCACCCATAATATCTGGAGTAATGATATTCTGATTACTATGTGCAGCAACAATCACTACATCATGACTGCCATCAAACTTGTCACATTCCTCTGACACAACTTCCCAGAAGTCATATGCAGAGAAATAGTCATATACCTTTCTAAACTTGAGACGATTCTCATCTCTCGCTTTCTTTGCAAAGGGACAACGAGGTCCCTTATAGTCAGGACTAATCGGATCAGGCTCCTGTAGATGAGCAATCCAATCATTCGTAAAGTCCTCCAGATGATCAAGTGGGTGCATTAATACGAAGACTCCTCTGTACTCATATCTCCTGTAATGACAGCATACGACAAACTATCTGTATGATACGACTTATAGATTCTGCCCCAGATGACATCAAACTCTTCCTGATCTAGATTCTTAAACAAACACTTATTATCATAATAGATGTGATAAGTCTTTAACCCTTCACTCTCATTGGTACTTGGATTGTCCATGATCCTCCTTGTAACTCTACCATTTTAAAACACTTCTTATTGCGCTCGATCTCTAGTAACCAAGATTCATTCGCAGTGTCTCCATATTTTACTCTAGGCTTACCCTTATAGTCAAGTATTGCTCCATCTACCATATAGTAGAGAGTATCCCATGTAAGAGTATCCGCTAGTTCACGAGCAATAATGACTTTCTCATCATCAGTTAACTCTTCTTTCACTACGTCTGCTCGTGTCTCAACCAATTCATTCAGATTAATTCTGATGTAGGATTCATTGTAAATTGCCATAATTAAAACATGTCAATGCCAGATTCGTCAGGGAGGTCATTCAACCTTTCTTCTACCCAATGCTCTTTGTTATCAATCTTAGCAGCCTCAATATATCTCATGATATGAGTATCTACTTGTTGAAAGATAGGGTGAAGGTTTAGATCCATACGGATATCATGTGCAATCTCTGCTACTTGCTTCTCCGTTAAACAGTGATCTGGATGAAGTAAGTCACAACAGGGGATTCTCTTTTCGATGAGTTCGTTTAGATTAATACGAATCTCGTAGTCTTGGTATACGGGCATGTCTTCGTCGTTTGGTTGTGCCATTTGTATTTACTTTTAATTATACCATGTATTACTACTTATGTCATCCCCCTATAACATTCAACCTCTGGGGCATTTTTTATATCCTCAAAATTTTTTGAATACGAATAATATATAGCTCTCGATTTTGGTTCGTTGTAGGTTAGGGACTTATCGGTTTTTATAACCCGCTATAAAACCCCCCAAAACCCTGGCTAAAAGGTGGGGGAGTGTCCCCCCCTCTCTAATTCATCTCATACCACATTAAGTTAGTTTTAAGTGCATCTACTAGATCGGACTTGTCTACGTTATACTCTAAAGAGTTAATCAAGTCATAAAGTCTAGTGTTAAGGTTATCTCTCTGATCCTCTGTTAAACCTGTGTAGGGTGTACCGATTAAGTTGCGAGTAGACATAAAGCAAAATTGTTTGTTAGTGAAAATCGAGAGGACTTACAGGACGTAATTTCCTTACTGGATAAAGACAACCATAGATCCTTACCTCTCTTAAGTGGGTGATCTTTCCCCCTTATGTTCTTATTATAGTGTAACTGTCTATAGATGCAACCACTAGTAGACAGTTGTTAAACTGTCACTATACCGCTTTACTTACCTTGCTGCCTGTGTTAATA